TGCCAAATTCTGGTTCAGATGCATATCTTTACACAAATGATCTGGGTGAGATAGATAAAAGTCTGATAAGCTTAAAGAATATGTTCTCTATCACACCAAGTTCGATCTTTAATGTACGTCCTACGGCTGATCTAACAGAGCTATTATCGTACTATACTTCTTCTGGCGGGGGTTTATCGTATGCATCTCCCGATAGACCAAATGGAAACATACCAGAGGGAACTGCTGATAATAAATTCCTAGCCTACCAGGCATCACTTGACCCTTCAAGCAATGAGATAGTGCTGTTCAATATTCCAAATATGTTCTATGGAAATAGAATTCAACCGGGGTCTGTAACACTTTCTGATGATAATCTTAGTGGATCTGGAGGAAAGATAAAGATTACGCTAAAAGATGACGGACAGGGATCTCTATACAGAGCAGATAGCGCTACATCTGCTGCTGTATCTAATTGTGTTGGAAATATATTTTATGATGAGGGAATTATACTGATTAAATCACCACACCTTGCTCACTTTGGAAAGGATCAATTTGAGATATCATTTAATGGTGAGCAGAATCTTCATGTTATGTCTATCAATGTTCCATGCAGGCCTGGTCTAATAAATAGCTCTTCGAACCCAGGCTTCAAAGTTCTTTCAGCATCACTTTCTTCAAATGATTATGATTCAGAATTCGTCTATATCACTGGTATATACTTTCACGATGATAATATGAATGTGATAATGAAGGCAAACTTAGCACAACCAGTAGTCAAGAGAGACGGTGACAGCATGGTATTCAGAGCAAAAATGGATTTCTAATGATTTTAGGTCTAGATATTTCGACAAGCTGTACTGGGTGGTGTGTTTTAAAAGAAGACGGATCATTGCAGAAAATGGGATATATCGCTCTATCTGGTGATAAAAATATCTTTAAAAAAGCTCAAAAGGTTAGACAGAAACTATCAAGTCTAAATATAGAATATTGCATAGAAAAAGTATTTATAGAGGAGAACCTCCAAGCATTTAGGCCCGGACTATCGTCTGCAAAGACGCTTCTAACACTTGCAAGATTTAACGGAATCGTAAGTTACATTTCTCAGCTTGAATTCTATTCTCCGCCTGAGTTTATAAATGTCAATTCTGCAAGAAAGAGTCTCTCAATCAAGGTTAAAAGATCAAAAGAATGCGGAATATCTACAAAAGATCAGGTTCTAGACTGGGTGACTGGAGAGGTTGGAAGCAAATATACTTGGCCGACAAGAGTCATGAAGTCAGGAAAGAGAAAAGGGCAGACTGTGCTAGAGTCAGGATGTTTTGATATGGCTGATGCATATGTTATTGCAAGAGCTGGATTGATTTCTTGAAAATTTAAGATCTTTATGTTACAATTTACTAATGGTTGTGACATTTACTAACAAGCTAAAGTTTCTAAGGCGTGTATTTGGCTCTAGTGAGATGGATAGGCAGCAAAAGAATGCCATATTCACGTGTCCAGCATGTGGGACTGGAACAAACAAGAGAAAGCTTTACATTAATTTAGACACATGGCAATGTCACTGCTGGTCATGCGGACTTAAGGGAAGGACAATTCTTCCTATTTTAAAAAAATATGGATCGCAAGTAGATGTTGATCAATTCTTAAAATATTCAGGAAGTAAAGAAAAAATAGTTCTACACGACTCTAGTGACGTCGAAGAAGAGGTTAAGCTTCCCGATGGATTTATACTCCTGTCAGACTATTTAACTTCAATTGATCCAGACATTAAGGCGTGTCTAAGGTACTTAAAGTCAAGAGGGCTTGGAGTAAAAGATCTTTGGAGATATCGATTTGGAACTGCTAGATCTGGAAGATTTAAAAGAAGGATAATCGTTCCGTCATTTGATTCATTTGGTGATCTTAATTTTTTTGTAACTAGGAGCATTGATGCTAGTACAAGAAGAAAGTATATAAATTCTGACAATAATAAAAAATTAATAATCTTTAATGAAATTGACATAGATTGGTCAAAAGAGCTTGTATTGACAGAGGGTCCGTTTGATATGGTAAAAGCAGGTGAAAATGCTACATGTATACTGGGATCAAGCTTAAGGGATGACTATTTATTATTTCAAAAAATAGTTTCAAATAAAGCATCAATTCTTCTTGCACTTGATAGTGATATGAAAGAAAGAGAACATAAGATAGCTTCTGATCTAAGCTCATACGGGTGCAGGGTTAGAACTATGAATTTAGAAAAATTTTCTGATGTTGGGGAAATGACAGGTGAGGAGTTTAATCTATTAAGGCTCAGATCAGTAGAGTGGGACTCATCTCAGAGGCTAAAGATTAAAATTGGGAAACTTAGAAGTGGATCTCTTCTCTAGTTCTTAATATTTATTTCTGTCTCCTGGAGAGAAGTAATGAAGATTAGTAGAAATCAGCTAAGGCAGATAATTCATGAAGTCATGAAAGACCTTGAAGAAGATGCACTATTTGGATCCCCTACAATAACGGGATTGCAGCCTGAAAAAGACATTCCCGGACAATCAGTAGAATCTGCTTGCAGTAAGTGTAAAATGAGACATCCTGCCGGAGGTTGCGGCCATGATCATTCTGACCACAAGGGAGCTGGTAGAAATTTAAGCTACGGTAATCCAAAAGCGGGAGATCACGAAGGAAGAATGACAAGAAGTCAGTTAGATAAGATTGGAAGATATGCCCAAAGTCTTTATGATATGCTTAACGACGATGATGACCTTCCTGAGTGGGTTCAGTCAAAGATTTCAGTAATTGATCATGACATAGGAAAGGTCAAACACTATCTTGAATATAAGATAAAGAGAATGAAGAGATAGCTTTCTTGTACAAGCATCTCTAGTTGGCATAATATAAATTATATGAGGATAGCCCACATAGCAGATGTCCACTGGCGTGGGCTCTCTCGACATAAAGAATACATGGAATCATTTTCCGCCTTTATAAAACAGGCCAGGGAATTAAATCCCGATGTTATCTATATTGGCGGAGATATAGTTCATTCTAAGACTCAGGGGATCTCTCCTGAGTTAATTGATTGTCTCAGCTGGTGGTTTACAGAACTATCTAAAATATGTCATGTTCACGTGATATTGGGAAATCATGATGGCCTTCTTAATAACAAAGATCGCCAGGATGCCATTAGTCCCATTCTATCAGCTCTGGATAATCAGAAGGTTCATCTACATAAGGAATCAGGTGTTTATCCAACGGGTGTAACAGGGTTTAACTGGTGCGTCTTTTCATGTTTTGATGAAGAGGGCTGGGGTGATGTTTCCCCCATCGAGGGTGAGGTGAATATTGCCCTTTACCACGGGGGTGTATGGGGATCAAAGACAGATATCGACTGGGAGATTGAGGGAGAGGTTGATCTTGAATTCTTTTCTGACTATGATTTTGCACTACTTGGAGATATTCACAAATCACAGTTCCTAAACGATAAAAAAACTATTGCATATTGTGGATCATCAATTCAGCAGAACTACGGTGAAGATCCTGGAAAGGGCTTTTTATTTTGGGACATTAGGACTAAGGATGATTTTGATGTTACGTTTCATGAAATTCAACACAATCAGCCTTTTGTAACAATTGACTGGCTTGGGAGTGTTGACTCTACACTTTCTTCAACAGGTAGTCTGTTTGATCGATCTAGATTTAGAATAAGATCAGATAGAAAGATACACCAGTCTGATATTACAACACTTTATAAAAGACTAAAGGACCAGAAGAGTGCTACAGAGATAGTATTTAAAATGGATCATGCAGTTGATCCAGGAATAATTGAGACAGACGGAGAATCCTTTTCAAAGAAAAATCTTAGAGATTTTTCTGTCCACCAGCGGTTGATGAGTAATTACTACGAGAATACAGATGTTTCTGATGAGACTTGGGAAAAAATAGAAGAGAAGATTTCCAGATACATAGGACAAATTTCTAAAAAAGAATCCATTTCTAGAAATATTAGATGGTCAATTAGAAAACTGGAATTTGATAATACGTTTGGGTATGGAAAGGGAAATTTACTAAACTTTGATAAGCTTGGTGGAATTACAGGAATTTTTGGAAAAAATAGAAAAGGAAAGTCATCTATAATTGGATCTATAATGTATTGCCTCTATAACACTACAGACAGGGGCAGTATTAAAAATATTCATATTATAAATACAAGGAAAAAACACTGTCGCGCTCAAGTTGACATTGATGTAAACGGAATAAGATACAGAATAGAAAGAGGAACAGTCAGACATCAAGCAAGAAAGGGCCATGTATACTCGACGACAAGCCTATCACTATCTAAGATTAATGAAGACGGCCTTGTAATTGAAGATATGTCAGGAGAGCAAAGAAGAGATACAGAAAAAATTGTTCAAAGCTTGATAGGAACTTCTGATGACTTTCTATTAACATCACTGGCATCGCAGGGTGAGATGAATGCATTTATCAAAGAAAAGGCAACATCGAGAAAGAATATTTTAAATAAATTTCTTGATCTTGAGATATTTGATCAAATGTTTTTTATGGCAAAGGAGGAATCCGCTCAAATTAGGGCAAGAGCTAAAGCCTTGCCAAAAATTGACTGGGATACTGAAATAAATCTTCAGGAAGAAGAAGTAAGAACAAAGAGGGAAAAGATATCAAAGATTGAGATCTTTTTAAATAAGCTAAGATCACAGCACCAGGAATTAAAGATACAGCTTGCAGTCTCTCCTGATCGTGATGTTGTCACAAGGACTGATATTAAAAATCAGAAAAAATTAATATCTGGAATCTTAGATACCTCATCAAGTCTTAAAAAAGAGCTAGGAAATCTACATAGCGTTGTCTCTGAGTCAGAAGACAAAATTTCTAAAATTGAAACAGTTAGATCTCAATTTCCACTTAACAAGATAAAAGAAGACCTTTTGGACTTAAGAAATATTAAAACTGATCTTTTGAAGATAGAGCATGAGATTGATAGACAGAAAACTGTTTTAAAAAATCAAGAAAAGTCTGTTAAAAAGCTCGAAGGAATTCCATGCGGTAGCCAGTTTCCTAGTTGCAAATTTATTAAAGATTCCCACAAAAATAAGATTAAAATAGATGATCAAAAAGATTTAATATCCCTTTTATCTTCACAAGCTAGAGATGCAAGAAAGAGAATTAAATCTCTAGAGGTACAAGAGCTAGAGGAAAAAATTAAAAGATATGATGATTTAATTAGCAAAGAGTCTTCTTTGAAGGTCTCTATTTCATCTACAAAAATTAAGATCCATGAGTTAGAAAGTGAAACTTCTGTACTTAAGAGAAAGTTAGAAGATTCTAGGGATGATCTCTCAAGAATGGAGATACATGTCATAGATGATGAAGAAGACAATATATCAATAAAGTTGAAGAAGAAGATTTTAGAAATTTTAGAAAAAATAACACAAGCAGATGCTAAAAGAATTTCTCTTGTTGAACAAGTTGGAAAGTTTGAAATGAGACTTGCAAATCTTAAAGAAGAAAAATCTGACTCTGATAAGATATCTGCAGAGCTTGAAGTCTATGATTTAATCATGCAGGGTGTCTCAAAGAAGGGTATCCCAAGACTTATTATAAAGTCTCAGCTTCCACACATTAATAATGAAATATCAAAGATACTTCAAGGTGTAATGGGATTTACTGTTGAACTAGAAGCAGATTCAGACACAAATTCAATGGATGTTTTCATTAACTACGGTGACTCTAGAAGGGTTGTTGAACTAGGTTCTGGAATGGAAAAGATGATCTCTTCTTTGGCAATAAGGGTTGCATTAATCAACGTATCATCTCTTCCAAAGCCAGATGTGTTTATTATTGATGAAGGATTTGGTACATTAGATGAAAACAATGTTGAAGCGTGCAACAGACTTTTAGACTCTATGAGAAAGTGGTTTAAAAATATTATGATAATTTCCCATGTAGACGGTGTCAAAGATGCAGTTGATAATAATTTAGACATATCATCGAGAGGAAAGGATGCCTACATCACATACAGCTAGATATGAAGAAACTGTAGTGGTTCAAAAGGATGGATTTTCGATAGTCAAGCCAAAGAATATGTCTAAGACAATACCGCTATTTTGCCCAGTTTGCACAATTTCAATGAGCGGACTTACTGACATGTCCTACTATGAAAGATTCGAATGTTGCTCTGCTTGTGGAATGCTATGGGCAGATCTAAATCAAGAGGAATGGATGTCTGGCTGGAGACCTGAAAAAAGTGAGATTAAAAAAGAGTTTGATAGAAGATCTTCTATACCTGTTTCTTTCTCCTTTTAGAACATATTTAATTGAGAGGAAAGGACTATGCTAAGCTTTAGAGAAGTCAATGTTTTAGGAAATATCTGTGACACTACATTTGGAAGGAGTTCAACTACTCGATCTCCAACTGTTTCATTAAAGACATCATTGCAGAATGATAAGTTTTCTGTAACATATACAACAATTGTTAATCTGGGATCTGTTCATGAAATGAGAGATCTTGCAAGCAGGTACGAGGAAGAGTCGATCAAGATTACAAAAGAGTATATGAAGAATATTAAAAAAGAATTTAAGTCATCTGCAGGTAGATCACTGAAGGCTAAAGAGCTTACTTCAAATGATTCAATTGATGTTATAACGACTTCTCCATATTCTCCTAGAAGAACAGCATACTATAGAAGAACAACTGTCTATCGTGTAGAATAATGGCATCTGTCAATAAATCTAGACAGGTTAAAGAGATCATTAAGTGCGGGAAAGATCCCGTATACTTTTTTAACAAGTATACGAAGATCCAGCATCCCGTCAGAGGGTTAATATCATTTGACACGTATCAGTTCCAGGATGACTGTGTTCAGGACTTTATTGATAATAGATTTAATATAATTGTTAAGTCTAGACAGCTCGGACTTTCAACTTTGACAGCAGCTTACGCTGTATGGCTAGCAATCTTTCAAAAAGACAAAAATATACTTGTTATTGCTACAAAGCTTAGTGTTGCTCAAAACTTCATTAAAAAAGTAAAGACAATATTAAGAAATCTTCCAAAGTGGCTCATTCTTCCCGCTGTTGTAACTAACAATAAACAGCTATTGGAGTTTAGCCACGGATCTTCAATTAAGGCAATTCCGACATCAGAAGATGCAGGTAGATCTGAAGCACTTTCTCTTTTGATTGTTGATGAGGCTGCTTTTGTTAGAAACTTTGATGAGCTTTGGATGGGACTATACCCTACAATTTCAACAGGTGGAAGAGTTGTTATACTGTCAACACCAAACGGTGTAGGTGGTCAATATCATGAACTTTATACAAATGCTGAAGCGGGATTAAATGAATTTAATGCGATCAGGCTTCCCTGGGATGTACATCCAGAAAGAGATCAAGAATGGTTTGATAAGGAGACTAGAAACTTTTCAGTAAGAAAGGTAGCACAAGAATATCTTTGTGATTTTGCATCTTCTGGTGAGACATTTCTTACAGATGAGGATTTAAAATATCTTCAATCACAGATAAAGAGCCCTGTAGATCGGGGAGGCAGGGATATGAATGTATGGATCTGGAAGTATCCCCTTTCTGATCACAGATATATTCTATCAGCAGATGTCGCAAGGGGAGACTCTAAGGATTATTCATCATTTCATATTATAGATGTGGAAGATAGTGAAGTTGTTGCTGAATATAAGGGAAAGATTCCACCTGATGATTTTGCTGTTTTAATTAATGAATTTGGACTAAGGTATAATAAGGCTATTGTATGCCCTGAAAATAATAGCTACGGATTTGCCACAATAATCAAGCTTAAGGATTTAAGCTATCCAGCCCTGTATTACAGAAGAAGAAAAGCAGTCCTAATTGGGGATTATATTCCTCCGGGAAATACTGAAATTGCCGGATTTACAACTAGCGGAAAGACAAGGAATATGATTTTGACAAAGCTTGAGGAGGTAATTAGAAATAAGCAGATTAAAATTTACTCCTCTAGGTTTTATGAAGAAATGAAAACATTTATATGGAAGGGAAATAAGGCACAGGCTATGCGAGGAAATTATAATGATGATCTTGTTATAAGTCTTGCAATCGGTCTCTGGCTATATGATTCTTCCTCAGATCATAGTAGAAATTCAGCTGCACTAAATCAAGCAATGCTTGATGGAATGTCTAGAAAGACGAATACATTTGATATGCCTAGGGATGTTCCTGGAGCAATTTCTGACAATAGACCCTACAATCCTATCAGAACAGACGGTGAACCAAGAAAGAAAGGAAAGTGGCAATCTAGATGGGGTGAGAGAAATGTTATACCGGCAGATTTAGACTGGGTATATAAATAATTTATGTAAGATTGTTATCCCTGTATAGTATGATCAGGAGAGTTTAATGGCACAGAACAGACAAGATGGCCTCTTTAGAAGATTGACACAGCTCTTTAGAAGTGGGCCTGTTGTCAAAAGAAAGATAAAGTCTTCAAAAGAGTCTAGGCCTTCATCTGCCTTCGATATATTTGGAAAAACGCAGAGTCATGTCTATAGCACAGCAATGAGTGCATATGGAACATATGATAGAATGGCAAGGTATTCAGATTTCTCAGAAATGGAATACACTCCAGAAATTGCAAGTGCATTAGATGTCTATTCTGAAGAGACAGCAGCGACAGACGAGCACGGACAGGTACTTCACGTCCATTCAGAAAATCCTAAAATTAAGCAGCTTCTTGAAGACCTATTTTTTGACACAATTAATATAGAATTTAACTTAACATCTTGGGTTCGAAATTTATGCAAGTATGGTGACTTTTTTCTTTTTAATGATGTGAGCCCTGATCACGGTGTAATTAATATCTTTCCAATACCAGTTAATGAAATTGAAAGAGAGGAGGGTTTTGATCCCGCAGATCCGCTTGCTGTTAGATATAGGTGGGTAACACAAGGAAATCAAGTTCTTGAGAACTGGCAAGTTACACACTTTAGGCTTCTTGGAAATGATGCATTTCTTCCATACGGCTCTTCAGTCTTAGAGTCAGCAAGAAGGATCTGGCGACAGCTTATACTTGTTGAGGATGCTATGCTGGTCTATAGAGTAGTTAGGTCTCCTGAAAGAAGAGTCTTTAAGATAGATGTTGGAAATGTTCCTCCCGAGGATATCCCGAACTATATGGAGCAGGTTCAGTCAACACTTAAGAGAAGTCAGGTTGTAGATAAGAATACAGGAAGGGTTGATTTACGATATAATCCTCTTTCTGTTGATGAGGACTACTATCTTCCTGTCCGAGGTTCAGAGTCAGGAACCACTATTGATACTCTCGCCGGAGGTCAAAATGCAACAGCAATCGAGGACGTCCAGTACATTCAGAAAAAGCTGTTTGCTGCACTTAAGATTCCCAAAGCATATCTTGGATATGATGAAGGATTGGGTGCGAAGGCAACACTTGCACAAGAAGATGTGAGATTCTCTCGTGCAATTAATAAAATTCAAAGAACAGTAATCTCCGAACTTAATAAGATAGGAATTATTCACCTATATTCTTACGGATTTGAAGGAGAAGATCTTCTTGACTTTACATTGCAACTTTCAAATCCATCAACAGTCGCACAGCAGCAAAAGCTTGAGCTCTTTAGAACAAGATTTGAGATAGCTGGAAGCCCACCTGAAGGGCTTGTTGATCGAAACTTTTTAAGAAAGAATATTTTAGGGCTTACAGACAAGCAAATACAGGAAATAGGTAGAGGAAAGATAGAAGACAAGATGATAGATCTCCAGGTAGAGGCAGTTAAGCTTCCAGAAGAAGGCGGTGATGAAGCCGGGGGTGGCGAAGGAGGTGGCGAGGACGACGAAGAAGAGAGTGGGCCATCTGAAACAGACCCACGAAACACTTCAGGCCTTCCAATCATAGCAGGAGATATCCCTACTATCAGGTCAGAAATATCAGAAAAAGATGAAAGTGAATTTGATAATATAATCACATTTGAAATAAATGATGAATCCGGTCCTGTCAAGGCTCAGAATAGAATTGCCCACTACTCATCTCTATTAAGTGAGGATAGTGATAAGGACGATAAAGATGATGACAAAGAAGAGTCCAATGAAGAATATCAGTATACTGACAAAGAAAGAAGAGAGAGAAATAGAAAGAGAAAAGTCAAGAATGCTACTAGAGCTGTAGGAGACCGAGGTCTAATTCCAGACATAGCTGGAATGCTCAAGGTTGATAGAAATAGAGACTCAACATTTGGTGATCCATTTGGAATGCAGAGTCTGAAAAGAGATATTAAGAATCTTGCAAACCCCCTAAAAGAAGATGATGAAGATGATTCTTCATTAGATCAATTTTTTGAAAATTTCTTCAATAAAAAAATATCACAACAGGTAAAGATGACCTCAGATGTAAAGTCAACATTGAAATCACTTGAGAGTAGAATAAATATTGATAATAGCCAAATTCTTACAGAAGACTATGACTTTGACGAAGAGATAAAATAGCATGAAAAATACTCACAATAAAAAAAGAAATGTTGGTGTTATTTATGAGCTCTTGCTCAGACATGTCTCAGCAAAGCTAATTGAGGGAAAAAACAATGATGCACAAAAATCTTTAAACATACTTGAAAAATATTTTAATGAAGATACTGAGCTCTATAGGGAGTTTAGGTTGTTTAATGCTCTTGTGAGATCTACTGTTAGTGACACACCTGTTGCTGCTGCTATTTTAACTGAAGCTAAAAATGCTTGTAGAAGATGTGATCAAAGATCACTCGATAGAGAAAAGTCCCTATTGATTAAAGAGATCAACTATACGCTTAATGATAGTAATTTTTATCATAGAAGGGTTCCAAACTACAAGGTATATGCGACAATCCAGTCACTTTTAAACGACTGGAAGCTTGGTGATAAATCTGATCTATCTAGAATGGTCATGTATGAGTCAAAGATTGTTGAGTGGCTGTTACAGGAAAAATCTGAAGAAGATATTGATAAGGAGGTTTACCCAGATGTTGATAGCCTCGTTGTGAAGATATTGACAGAAAAGTTTAATAAAAAATATTCTGATAAGCTTAATATCGAACAAAAGAATATTATCAAGTCTTATGTATTTTCAATGATGTCTGACGGAGGAACTTCCATTAGAAGAGATCTAGAGAAGATAAGACAAAAAACACTTTCAGAAATTACGGTATTTGAAAGATCAACAGATAATGCCGTAATTTTAGAAAAAATTAATGAAGTTAAATCCGGAATCTTACATGTCAAAACAGAAGAAATGAATGACAATGTAATATCTAGATTTTTACTAATGTCCAAGCTTAAAAGTGAACTACTGGAGGACGTATGAGTGATAAGCTTAAATTGCTTACAGAGTGGATGCCTCTCGTCTACGATACTGAGACAATTCAGGAAAATATGAAAAGAGACGGGGGAAAGATTGTGCTAAAGGGTGTCCTTCAAAAAGCTGATACTTTAAATCAGAACGGAAGAATATACCCATTACCAATTCTGGAGAGAGAAGTTAGAAATTATCAAAAATTTATTAGAGAAAGTCGTGCACTTGGTGAGTGTGATCATCCTGATAGCTCTGTCGTTGAATTAAAAAACGCATCTCACATAGTAAGAGAGGCATATATGCAGGGAGATGTTTGCTATGGAGCTGTTGAGCTTCTTAACACACCTAGCGGAAAAATTCTTCAAAGTCTAGTTAAGTCCGGTGTAACCCTTGGAATTTCATCAAGAGGCGTTGGAACGACTAGAAAGCAGGGAGATTCTCAAATAGTCCAAGATGATTTTCAATTAATTTGCTTTGATATGGTTTCTGAGCCCTCTACACCTGGCGCATTTATGATGAATGAGGGTAAAGAAGTTAATCGAAGAGACCTAGATAAGTTTTTTACTAAAACAGACAAGGTTGATAGAATATTTAATGAAATACTGTCATGGGAAGGTAAGTAATGTCTCAACACTGGCCAAAAGGTGCCGGACCAAATTTTGTTCCAGCATATCAAGTTTCAGGAGTTCCATATGTGACTTCATCACTTTCAAGTGATCTAACAACAACTCCTGTTCAAATAGACTTTCCGTACGCAACAAGATTCTTTGTTGTTGATAATATCGGTACAGTTCCAATAAGAATCGGATTTACTGCAAACGGTGTTAATGCAAAAGGTGTTGGAAATGTTAGCAACTATTTTCTTCTAGGTGCATCGGGCTCAACTGGTCGCTTAGAGATTAGATGTAAGTCTCTGTTTATAAGAACAGCAAATTCAACAGGTGGCTACACACTTATGGCGGGACTCTCTGGTGTCGGTGCTGGTGAGTTCCCAGTTCTAACAGGAACTGTGTCTGGAAGTCAGACTGGAGTCGACTATCCTAAATTTGAAGGCGTTGGATAATGGCAAAGCTTTCCAGAAATGAGCTTAAAAGCATCGTTAAGGAGTGTCTAGTAGAAATTCTAAGCGAGGGAATCTCTGCCAGCAATCAGAAGTCAAGACTATATGAGTCACGACCTCCGATTAGTTCGAAAGCTAGGACAAAACGATCAACGGCAAATCCATCTAGAAGGTCTCTTGATTCAATTGTTTATGGAGGAAATCCACAGGCTGATTCAAGAAAGGTTGAAAATTCCAACTTTAGTGAAAATATTAAAAGTACTGTTAATAGTTTAACTTCTGATCCTACACTTGCATCAATATTTGAAGATACTGCAAGAACAACACTTCAAGAGCAACTAAACGTTGATAGCGGACACGTTTCACATGATGCTGCTACATATGCCCAGGGTGATGCAGCTGCAAAAGCTGCATCAGCTGCAGATCCAATGGACCTATTTGCCGGTGCAGCAGATAAGTGGTCTTCACTTGCATTTTCTGACCAGATTAGAAAGTAGATAGAAAATTTTTATTTCTTCTTAATATGTATATTTGGAACTAGACCCAATATCAGGAGACCCCCAAATGTCATCTACTAAGACACTCACACCTTCTCTTCTCAAAAGAATTATTTCAGAAGAGAAAAGAAAGCTTAAGGTTGATACCAAAGAGGTTAAGGCTAAAGATCTTGCATCCTCTCTTGCAAATCACGTTGACTACCTTAAAGCATTAAAGATTCAAGAATCAAAGCTTCGTAAAAAGCTTACCAGAATTATTAATGAGAGAAAAAGAATCAAAGCTCAACTTATAAAGGCATTATAAGATGCCCACACACACCCAGGGAACTGTTTTAGCATTGGGCCCAGCAGGAACAGGCGGGCTAGGAAGAAGAAAGGATTTAAATCTTAAGGCCTCATTTCCGTCTTCACCTCTCTACAGTGAGTATACACCAGAGGCTGTATTAGATCTCGGTATATCAGCACTAAACGGAGCAGGGGGAAAAGGAGATTCAGCAACTGGTACGGTAAACGGACTTGTGAATGATAGTGGTCACACATTTGGAACACTTGATCTAAACTATTCAGACTCACCAGTTATGGATAATGTTAAGACAGGGGGAGGCGGTCTTCCTGCATCGCCGTATATACCAAATCCTACTTCTCCGGGTCCCGGAAGTGTGTTTCCAAATGATCAAGATGCATATACTGGAGAGCTACCTGCAGCCGGAGTTGAATACGGTACAGGTCTAGGGGGTGCAGTATCACCGCTAGAGACAGCAAAGGGAATCTCAAGCCAGACAATTGGATCCTATATTTCTGGAAGGTCCTATCAGGGTTCTGACGGAAGGGTGTAAAATTGAAGAATAGAGCTCGAAGAGCAGCTTCTATTTCAATAAAGTCGGAGTCTGTTAAAGGGCCTCCGGCTTCTTCTTATACACCCTATGACGATAGAAAGGGTCATGGATACGGAACAACAGATCCTAAGTTTGATATTTCTCATAAGTCACGTTCAACATACCCGTATACAGATCCCCCAGTAGAGTATGAAGAAGAAGATTCTGATGTTGTTGATGATATCTTTGCTGGAGATTCAGCAACAATGGACAAGTTTGTTCGAATGATTAATAAAAACTTCGTCAAGACAGATCCTTCAAACAGGGCTGATAGGGCTTCTTTTGTTTCAAATCAAAGAATTAGAATACCGGAGTCATCTATTGGTGTAAGAAATAATTCTATTTCACCCATTCCAAAAAAGACTCTTTACAAAAGTTTTGACGGACCTGGAGTAGGTGGATCATCTACAAATGTTGCATTTAATCCCGGAACATACAAGCGTACCGGTACTCAATACGGCACATCTAGAGCACCCTTGTACTTCGGTGACCAGGATGAGGATATAGATGATGATCTTTCAGCATACACACTAGAGGATATCTTGCACCCAGATGTCAAAGCAGTCGTAAAGTCAAGAGCTAGAATTAGGAAAAAGTCTGGATGATTTTTTAAAACACAAAATATAGATTGTATTTTATGTATGAGAAGAATAATTAAGTTTATCAATAGGGAACAAGTTAATGTCTAAGTCACTTTTTGATGAGGCGATAGCCGATGCAAAGCAGCTAAGAGAAGTAGCAGAAAAAAATGCTAAAAACGCAATTGTTGAAGCTGTAACACCTAAGATAAGACAGTTTATAGAAAATCAGTTAATTAGTGAAGCTAACTCAGGAACAGACACCTACAGCCTAGATGATATGGGTGAATCCAAAGATGTTATTTTAGATGAATCTGCAATAGACGCTCTGATGTCACTTGCAGGTGGCACAAATATTATAGGCGAGGGCTTAAGAGATTTTGCCGGCGGTGCTTTTAGCGAAGCTTCACAGTCACTAAGTAGAAAAGAAAGAGAAGAACTTTTAAAAATATCTCAAAAGCTTCAGTCAAACATAGGAAACTTATTGCCTGAGGACATAATTAAGAACCAGGAATCAAATCTCACAGAGATTAAGGAGAATTCTGACATGTCAAGAAGAACAAGTCGTGAGGTGCTCTACGAAGTAGACCTTAATGATTTAACACGCAGCCTATTCGAAGCTGCTGGAGACAAAGTCAAGGACCAAGAAGACGACGGAGAAGACAACGACGACGGACTCTGGGAACTCGACGATGACGACGATGGGCTCTGGGAGCAAGATCTTCCTGCTGATCCAGCTCCAGCCGCTGATCCAGCCCTAGCCGCTGATCCAGCCCTAGCTGCTGATCCAGCCCTAGCCGCTGATCCAGCTGTTGCAGATGTTCCAGTTTTACCTCCAGCAATTGAGGATGCACTTGGTGCACTTGAGGATGCTATTGCCGGCGAGGTTGGAGCTACTGCTGCACCAGCTGTCCCAGACGTTGCTGCTGAAGAGGCCGCAGCTGAGGCCGGAGCAGTTCCAGAGGAGCTGGCTGAAGTCCTTGATATTGATATGAATATGCTTCGTCAGGAAATTAATCGCCTGCGCTACCTCTCAGAGGGCGGCAAAGACGAAGAAATTGTCGGTCTCTGGGAAGACGACGAAGGCAAAGGGGAAGAAGAGGAAGAAGATAAGCCTAAAAAAGATACTTCCGATGGCCCACCGTCTGATATGAAACCTGACAAAGAAGAAGAAGAAGAAGAAGATCCCCAAGAAGAGGGGTATGGTGTTCAAGCAGAGAACAAAAAACTGCGATTTGCGCTTAAAGAACATGGACGCTCTAATCGATCCATGAGTGCTAGGCTCGATGAATACAGAAGTGCAGTAAATTCACTTCGTGGGCAACTTACAGAGATGAATCTATTTAATGCGAAGCTGCTTTATGTTAATAAGCTTCTTCAAAATGGAAACGTTTCTTCAGCACAGCGCCGTTCCATAATAGAGGCACTTGATAGTGCGAAGACACTTCGTGAGGTTAAACTTCTCTATAGAAGTTTAACTGAATCTATCGGTGACAGAAAAAGAGGAAGAACGCTGTCTGAGTCAGCAGTCCGGAGAAATCTCGGTTCTGCATCCCGTACCACTAGACAGGCTTCAGCAACTGGTAATCAGGTTGCTGAGATCAATAGGTGGGCAAAGCTCGCGGGAATTTCAAAGTAATATAATTCATCAAACTTAGGAGAAAAAAGATGAGTAAAACATTTACCCTAAATCAGCTAACTGAGGGTATCCGTCAACGTCACTTGGGCACACAGAATAAGCGCCTAGTTGAGAAGTGGTCAAGAACTGGCCTCCTGCGCGGTCTAGAAAACCAGCACAGAGAGAACATGTCAAACCTTCTCGAGAACCAAGCTGCTCAAATCCTTAGAGAGGCTAACTCTCTTGGTACTGGTGCAGCTGCTGGAGCAGGTTCAGGTGACATTCAGGGATTCACGAACATTGCATTCCCAATCGTTCGTCGTGTCTTTGGCGGCCTCGTAGCTAATGAGCTGGTTTCAATCCAGCCAATGAGCCTTCCATCAGGACTGCTCTTTTATCTAGATTACACATACGGCTCACGTCGTGGTGGTGATACTAACAATGCTACCGGTGCTGCCGGTTCAGCAGATGCTCAGACTTATCAGGATGGGACATCAATCTATAACTCACCTTCAGGAAAGGGTGTCCGTTCAGGATCTCTTGGTGTCGGTGGTCAGTACGACTTAGTTGGAACAGGTTATTCCAAGGTTCACAAGTCAGTAATTTTTGACATAGATGCAATCGCAGCTTCTGGTGCATATGGTAACAGTGCAACAGTCATTACAAACAAAGAGGCTTGTGTTGCTACAGGATCCGACGGTAGGCTTCTACAGTTCGATCCACAGATCACAAAGCTAATTGAAGAGGATCCCGGCCAGGCAGGACTTGGAAGATTCCAGTTTGTTCTTTTTAATCTGAGCAAGTTCCCATCAAGTATTGACCTTACTCAGGCTAAGGAAGTTGGTATATTCACAACTACCGCTGCTATCGACGACGCTGATGGATCTGCAATGAGATTCAGAGCTCTTCCAAACACAATACAGGGTGGTAATAACATTCTGAATGTTCGTCGTTTGAATCAGCTTGGTACATATAACTCAGGAACAGGTATCTTCACATCAGATCCATTTGCCAATAGAAACACAACAAACGGTGTTCTTTTGACAGTTGTCTCAGGTGTTAACGATGGTACACACGGTCGTCTTGCTCCTGATCTTCTGCTTCTAACAGCATCATACGTTGTTTCACCAACGCTTGATATTGATAGTTCAGACGGAGCTGCTCTAACG